TGCAAATACCGTGTGCAACATGGTTTTGTGAAATGCTTCAAGGACTTTGGTCAGGCGAAAAAGATTTCGAAGATATAGTAGAAACGCGTTTTGACATCAAAAAGAAAGTGGATGAAGTCACACGAGAATATACTCGATGTGAAGGATTGTACAAACAAAATGAACAATCCGGCCGCAAAGATGGAGATTGGGCCTACGGAGTAGGAACACACTTTGTGGAAAATGGACCGGTAGCAGTGAATAGATTTGACACTGACTCGCGAACGATGCGCACAATATTGTTGGAACAAATAATACAAGAAGTGACACGGGATCCACCAATGATGCCAATTCATTGGAAAGCATTTAATCAAGATTTACATTTTGATCACAGAACAGATTTTGATGATCATCTTGATACGTTTATGATACGTTATGCAAAAATGGAAGAAGGTTTTAAAATGAACCCAAAATTTGAGAAGATGTTAAATATGCACAAGAAACGAGCACAAGAAGCAACGCCAACAAAATTCACGGCACCTCAAAAATTCAAATCAGGCACTAAAACAGGTGGAGATACAACAATTGATCCATTAGATGATGAAACACAGAAATATGAAAATATTGATATGTCAGGAGGAGCAGGGAGTGTACAATATACAGTACCTGACTCAGTTTTAGAGAGCCGAGCTGTTCAAAACGAAGCGCAAGCCATTTATGAATCAGTAATCTCAGCAGAAGCGGAAGAGTTAGTACGCAAACTGAAGGAAATAGAATTACTGAAGAAATACCACGATGAAAATACCGTAGGTGATGAAAAAGAGAAAATCGATATAGAAAGCGATAATTTCATCCATAATATGGAAACAGCTTTAAAAAGAAGTTGTGAACAGATAAAAATTCCAGCACAAATGTTTAAAACAAAGAATACGTGCGTGGTATCAGATCCCTCGGATGAAGAAGATATTTTCTATACTCGAGTTCAACAAAGACATGAACCAGAGACAGCACAAGAGTGTAAAGAAAAATACTTTCCAGAAGGAGATGAGTCATTAAATCCAAAAGAAAACATATTAGATGAGGATTTATATCCTCAGCCATATGCAAATGAACAACAAGAATTTAAGAGTCCATATCTGTCTGGTGAAGATCTGGCAAAGATGACACCAGAAGAATATAAACAATATTTTACAGAAATGTCAAAACTTTATGAAGTGAAAACATGGTCTGATAGTTTTTGGGATTTATATAATAAACTAGGAGATTACACCTCAATAGATGTTGATGATGATCGTGAAAATGAGAATATTAAAAATAGTTATACATATCAAAATCGCAAAGATTCACCAAAAACATGGTCAGTAGACGCGGTAAGGTGGGCACAAGCATATGTACCAGTGATGCAAAACTACGCAAATAGAGTAGGAGCATGCTTGGGTTTCACGCCTTTTACTCTGAGGAGTAAATTCGCATCAGAAAAATTGAGAGATAAAGCCAAAGAGTACGTAGAGACAAAAGGAGAACCGGAGGAACCGGGCTTCTTTGAATCATGGAAATGGACGGGAGTAATTCGCCCAGCTTTATGCGCAGTGGGAGGGTATGTAGCAATACTCACACTGATTGCAGGAGCTAAAGCAATGGCTAATCGTAATCAAGAAGAAGAGCAGGAAGAGGAACAAGAGTCATTTCCAATACAAGGAAAGAGCAAACCTGCCTCAAGTCACAGAAGTGCCTCTGATAAGAATCGAAATAGATCAAAAGGAGTGCAAGTGACAAGGAAAAATGATACACAGAAAAGGCGTAATG